AGCTGTAGGAGCAGACACAAAGACAAACACCTACGCGACTACTCCGGCCGTACGTGAGGCCGCGATGATCTTGGCCGTAGACATTTTTCAAGCTCGCCAAGTTTCACAGACAGGCGGCGTATCAATCGATGGATTTAGTCCAAGCCCCTACAGGATGGGCAATAGCATGATCGGCAAAATCCGTGGGCTCATCGCCGGATATACAAACCCGAACACCATGGTCGGATAATGACAGCGGCCATTACAACACTCAGAGCTACTATTGCAGCGGCTTTAGATGAGCCTAACTCTTGGAATACTTACAGCTTCCCTCCGGCGACCATTACGGCTAACAGCGTGATCGTATCTCCGGCAGAGAATTACATCACGCCGAGCAATAACTCTTATGCGGCTATTTCACCGCTTGCTAATTTTAGAATAATCATGACCGTGCCTATGTTTGATAATCAAGGCAATCTACAAGGGATCGAAACTTTAGCTGTAGCTGTGTTTAACAAGCTAGCGGCATCATCGATCAAATTCAATATTGGCGCGATGAGTGCTCCCTCTGTACTTGAAGTACAAAGCGGATCTCTCTTAACTGCCGATTTCTCTATATCCGTACTCACGAGCTGGAGCTAAACAATGACTGACCTAACACCCGAGGAGCTGGCTTTTCTTATAAAGATAGGTCAGATCGAAGCACCAACCACAACAACAAAAACAACAGCCAAGAAAGACGAGGAATAAATCGTGGCAATTTTTCTAAATAATAAAGTCGGCTTTAAGGTCGGCGCTGCACCTGTAGATTTTACTGATCACGTAACGGCATTTACTTTAACGCAGCAGAGCGACCAGCTCGAGGTCACGGCCATGGGTTCAACTTCTCATCAATTTGTAACTGGGCTCTCAGCTGACACGATCACAGTATCTTTGTTAAATGACACAGCTGCCGGATCAATCTTAGCAACGCTGCAAGCTGCATACGGTACGACCGTAGCTTTTAAGGCAATCCAAGATTACACAGCTGCTATCTCTGCTACGAACGTACTTTATAGCGGTACATTTTTGGTAGACAATCTAACTCCCCTCAACGGTGCTGTCGCCGATGAAGGCATGATGGATTTGACTTTTACATGTAACTCAAAAACAGTAGTAGCAACTAGTGGCACTTGGTAATCAACTAACTAACTAAGGGGCAAAAAATGGCAAGACTAAAGATCGTACGTAACGATGGCACGGAACTAGTCGGTGAAATATCGCCGGCTATTGAATATGCCTTCGAAAATTATTACAAGACAGGATTTCATAAGGCCTTTCGTGAGCTCGAGCAGCAATCGATGGTTTATTACTTGGCTTGGGAAATAACAAAGCGTGCAGGTGAAGCACCTAAACCTTTCGGAGAAAGTTTCGTAGAGACTCTCAGATCCGTAGAGGTCTTAGACAGCGACCCTTTAGTTTGAAGCGCGATCTCCCATTTACATATTTGATTGCAAGATTAAGTATTAGATTGGGAGTCGCGCCTCAAGCGCTATTAGAACTAGATAAAATAATGCTCGATGCACTTGTGCAAGGGCTTAAAGATGAAGCGAAGGAGAACAGCGATGCCAGTCGAGTTAAGCGGCGTAGATGAACTCCGTAAAGCGCTGAAACAGTATGCTCCGGATCTAGATAAACAACTAAAAATAGATTTAACTCTAGCTACACAGAGTGTCGTAAATGCCGCTAGAGGCTTTGTACCTGCTACCCCTCCCCTATCTAACTGGGGCAGAGATGGCGGTAACTTTCCTATATACAATGCAGCAACAATCCGTAATGGAATAAGACTAAGCACGGCAAGGTCTAAAATTAATAAAAATGGTTTTGCCTCATCCGTGCGTATTGTCAATGCTAATGCCGCCGGTGCTATCTATGAAACAGCTGGGCGCAAAAACCCGGGTGGCCAACCTCAGGGCAAAATGCGAGAAGTAGTTATCCCTACTTTTCGTAAAGATACCGGAGTCGGCGAGCACCGTTACATAACCTCAACAGGTAAGAATTTCGGCAAGAGCAATAACCCTAATGCAGGTAAACAATTTGTAGATGCTGCCAATGCCACAGGAATATTAGTAAATGCTAAGCCTCGCACAGCTGGACAAAGAGGGCAGGTTTCGCGTAAATCTACAGGCCGTCTTATTTATCGTGCGTGGGCAGCCGATAACGGTAAAACTAATGAAGCCGTTGTAAGAGCGATTATGAAAACTAATGATCTATTTATGAGTAAAACTTCGGGTATTGCTACACGCGGTGTTAAGAAGGTCGCATAATGGCCGGTACTAATTTAGATATTAAGATAATTGCCGAATTTTTAGGCAAGACCGCTTTTAAGCAAGCCGAGACAGCTACTAATAAACTTAATAAGACAGTAAAATCTTTAGGCTCATCTTTTGGCGTTGCTTTAGGCGGCGCGGCTATTGGTCTTGCTGTTAGAAATGCGGTTAAGGAATTTGCTAACGCTGAACGCGAGACACTAGCTTTAACAAATACTGTAAAAAACCTAGGTTTGGCCTTTGATGCCCCGGCTGTATCTAACTATGTAGATCAGATTGGCAAGCTCTACGGTGTAACTGGAGCTCAAGCCGTGCCAGCGATGCAAGCTCTACTTTCAGCTACAGGATCGGTTTCTAAGTCTACGCAGATCATGAACGTAGCTCTCGATCTAGCTGCGTCTCGTAACGCTGACGTAGCCGCTGTGGCATCTGACTTGGCAAATGCTTATGTGGGCAACTCTAAGGCCCTTGCTAGTTATCGTTTAGGACTTACTAAGGCTGAGCTATCGGCTATGACTTTTGATGAAATCCTTGAAAAGATAGCTACGGATACTTTTGGTGCAGCCGATGAAGCGGCTAACAGCCTCAGCGGTAAGATGGCAATACTCACAGAGGCAAGCAATCAAGCTAAAGCGCGTATTGGTGGAGGTCTAGTCGATGCTTTAGGTGGACTAGCTGGGCCTAATGGTGCCGGCGGTGCAGCTGCGACTATTGAAAAGCTATCTACAAACCTTACTCAGGCTATTACAGGATTTGGCTACCTTGTACAAGAGGTAAAAATCGCCCAGCCAATTCTTATTACAGCTGGTCTTTTAATTGGTCTTGCTTGGGCTCCATGGTTTACAGCTATTAGCGTAGCCGCTCTTGCTGTCGGTGCCTTGGGTAATGCTCTTAAAAAGAATAGCTCAATCCCGGCTCCTAATATGGGTCCTTTGTTTTTTCCAACCGCAGGAGATGGTGGATACAAGGAGCGCGAAAAAGCACGTAAAAAGGCCGAGGCAGAGGCTATAGCTCGTAACAAACAGCTAGCCAAATTGATCAAAGATCAGGCTAAAGCCGCAGCGGATCTAGTAAAGAAAAAGCAATTACAAAATGCTATTGATAAAGCCAATTTATTACTTGGCAAGGGTAACGATATTTTTGATCTTGATGCTATTCAATTAAATGCAGCTCTAATTAATCAAGCTGAACAACTGGGCAAGACAACTAATGCCGCTCAAATGCTACAAATTGCTAATGACGTAGCACGCCTTAATATTAAAAAGTCTATGTACGAGTTAGAGCAAGCAATCGCCTCAGGTGATATTAAAGCTATTGAAGCCGCTACTGCTCGCCTTAATGAGGATCTAAAGATTTACAGCGCCTTAAGTGGACAAAGAACTCAGATGATGGCTATCGAGTCAATCCTCAAAGGACTTACGCCAAAAGAGTTAATCGATCAAAAAAACCTAGATGAGGCTTTACGTAAAATTCGTGAATTGCTTGCCGAATTAGCCAAGGTTTCAATTCCTAGTGCAGGTGGAGGTGGCGGAGGTGGCGGAGGATTTATCCAAACTCCTAATGGTATATCTCCTGTATCTCCTGCTCGTAGCCTAGAGGAAGTAAATAAAGCTGTTGAAGATTTAGGCGGTGTTGTATCTGTTATAGGTGAAAACGGCAAAGAATTTATTAAACTTGTAGATGGCGCTGCTCCTGTATTTCAAGATCTAGAGGATAGTGCCGCTAAAAATATGTTTATTAAAACAGGTGAATTAACACAACCTTTTGATGCCGGATCTTTTAGAAAGGCAGAGGGCGGTTCAATCTTTAACTCCGGTGCAGTAGGAGCACGTGATGTAAATATTACTGTGAATACAGGAGTAGGGGATCCAAACGCTATAGCTGAGGCTATTCAACAGGTTATTCAAGATGCGGTAGATCGCGGCACACTTAGAGGTGGCGCTTTCTAATGACGTGGTTTCCTGAGTGGCGCATAAGCGTTGGCGATGATGTGTATACAACTGTTACAGCGGCTAGTTACTCAATCGGTCGTCTAAATATTGATGACCAATGCACCGCCGGTTATGCCCGGGTTGAGATCATAAACACAGATAACTCCCCTTTTACGATTAATATTACAGATCGTCTTGTACTCGAGTTAAAAAACTCAGCTGGCACATACGTAACCGTATTTACAGGCGAGGTATCGGATTTCTCAATAGGTGTTAGATCACCGGATGACACAGGATTTATAACTACCGGCACGATCCTTGGAGTGGGCAGCTTGTCTAAGGTAACTAAGGCCTATTACAACACGGCACTACCTGAGGAGCTAGACGGCGAGCAGATCGCAGCGATCCTAGGCGAGGCACTTAACGGCACGTGGGCCGAAGTCACTCCTACCCTGACTTGGGCAACTTATCCTCCGACCGTTACTTGGGCTAATGCTGAGAGCTATGAAGGCACGATCGATACTGGCCTTTATACGATGATCCCAGTAGCAGCAGCGAACCTAAAGAGCAGCAACCTTGTAGATCAGATCGCCAAGAGTGCACTCGGAGCCGTATACGAGACGGCTGAGGGCCTCATAAATTATGACGATGCCGATCATCGCAGTAATTACGTTGCAGCTAATGGCTCTAAGGAGTTTAGCGGCCTGTATGCAACTCCTAGCACTATCCGCTCACAGCTACAGATAGCCAAGATCCGTAACTCAGAGATCGCTAACTACGGCACGGCTTACGGCTCGACCTACGAGCTAGCCGATGCTGCCTCTATTGCTAACTATGGCCTATTCCAATATCGCTATGAGTCCAACGTAAAAAACCTTGCAGACATTACAGATATTGTAACTAGAGACTTAGCACTCAGAGCTGTACCTCGTAATCAATTTGGCGCTATTACTTACCGACTAGATAACTCATCTATGCCGGATGCTCTACGCGATGAGTTAATTGCTGTGTTTTTTGGTGAGCCTGTGGTTGTAACTAATCTGCCTGAAAATATGTTTGATGGTTACTTTGATGGGTTTATTGAGAATATAACTATGAACAGCACACCGGCTTATGTAGATCTAACTCTCTACCTATCGCCTCTTGATTTCTCTCTCGTAGCCCCTACGTGGGAGACAGTAATACCTAATAATATAATATGGAGTGGTGTAAACGCATCTCTCCCATGGAGTAAAGCGATTGGAGTATTAAACTAATGGCAACTACAACGCCTAATTTTGGATGGCCAGTACCTACGTCCACGGATTTAGTTAAAAATGGTGCTACAGCTATCGAGGCGCTTGGCGATGCTATTGATGCTTCTTTAGTCG